TCTTGCTCACTTCAACACCCTTATCCTTACTCTCATTGAAGAACACCATGAACTTACTTCCTGATGTGCTCCCAAACTTGCTCTTGATGTCCTTCTCAATGGCCTTCTTCACATCATCAGTAGGTGTTCCATTATTGAAACTGATTATGGTATTGGCACTCATTCCATTAGAGATGTTGTTTAAATGAAACTTACTTATCTCTATTGAAGTTTGGATGGACATAATGGCACTTGTGTACAATGGAATTGGGTAAATACCCTTTGTCTTATGGCCTTTGAAGTAGTACATTTGGGTCTTCTTGGTTTCTCCTGTCCAGTTTGGGTACTCATCATACTCAGCAGCCCATTTACCCCAGTCCTTACTGTAGAACACTAGGTCTTCATCCTTAGAAACCCTTGCCTTTTGGAAGTCCACATAGTAGAGTTCTTGAAGGGCCCCAGCCTTATTTGGGATTGTTTGGAGGCACCATCCTCCAAAGATGTTATAGTCCAATAAGAGCTTACTGACAACATCATTAATGGTGTCCCCGTCATTGTTCACCTTATTGAAAAAGGCCTGGACACTTGGGTTTGAGCTTACCACTCCTCCACCTAAGGTGTACATGGCCAATGTGTCCACTATAGAGCTATGCTCAGGACAGTTGCCGTAGAGCTCCCATAAGAAGTCAGGGTACTTGTTGTTCTCTCCATAGTTGACCCATTTCTTACCTCTTGTTATGCTCTCCTTAAGAACTGGTGTGTTGACATTCTCAAACACCATGAACTCATAATCTTTATTCTCCATATGTAACTGGTTTATTTACTGGCTCATACTCTACATTTGGTGCTAAAGTGCCAAATGATAGGGCTATTCCTGTTCTTGCCAATGTACTACTATCACTAATGAGTATGTATGTGTACTCACCATCTGTAAGCCCACTACTATCCCATTGGAATGTAAGCCATGGCAAATGAGGGGTCTGGTCTAGGACACTTGTTGTCCATTCCTCCATCGTACTCTTCTTTGTTAGGGTGAATGCATAGGGATTTGCACCCTTTTGCAGTGCTCTTACACAACTTATGTTCACTCCTGCACTGAATTGTATTGTCATTTGCTTTTATTCTATATATAAAGGCCCCTCTGTTTACGTAAAAAAGGCCTAGTCAGTTAAGACCAGGCCCATTCTTTGGAAACTACTACTACACTATAGAGGAGGTGATAACGTTGCTGTTCACTTGGTATGGAGCCTTAGGACCCCAATCAGTAAGTGTGAAGGTGTACTGGTTAGCATCACCGAATGCAGTACCTGTAGTGGCAGCACCTTCAGTGAACTGAACTGGGTTATGGAGGCCCATGTACCAGTAGGTGTCATTGTTGTCCTTAACAATAACAGCCAAGTTTCCAAGTGCCAATGCATGGAGTTCTAGTCTCCTTGCTGCATTCATCTTAGGGAAAGAGGCCTGTATTGTGGACTCATAGAATAGGGTTCCTGCTACGTTGTCTGTAGTTGGTGTAACGTTCATAACACTGGTCTGAAGGCCTACCTCGTAGGTTTTGAACTTCTTCCCAGAAACAAGGGTAAGGGCAGTGACAGCCTCAGTTGATGCATCTACTGTAAGAGCACTAACGTCAGCAGCATCTATGATGTAAAGGGCTTTAACACCACCTACACCTTTGCAATCCCTTGTCATTCCGTTAAGTGTGATTGGACATGCCATATGATTGGTAAGTTTTTTTAGTTTAAAAAGAAGGGTAGGGAATACCTACCCTTATTGTTTATTAAGCAGGTAATTTAAATCTTACAACCTGGTCTGGGAAGGCGATTTGAACACCAGCCACGAACTCAATGGCAAGTCTGAACTCCCTGTTGTCCTCAGAGTACCAGAACTTGAATACTTCATGGTCATTCTCAAGGTCAGTTCCGTAGAACACATTGGACTTCCTGAATGCGAACACCCTGTTGGTGGCATTCAACCCTTTAACGCCTTTCACCTTAACGTTCATGAATCCTGGGTAAGGGTACTCAAGGTTGTCATTATCATTAGGGTTGTAGTGGTATAGGTTAGCAGCCCTTAGAGCTTGGATGTACTTGGTATAGGTGTCAATACCCATAACGATGTACACATCGTCCTTATCTAAAAGGTCAGAAGGAATGCCATTGAACACATTGTCAACAATAGTGATGACATTAGAAGTGGTGATAGTTGAAGTAGTGGAAGGGTCTACAGTTACATTGATAGTAGAGGCAGAAGCAGCATCAATGATCTTGATCAAACCATCGAACTTACTTAAGTTGGCTGTACCAGATGAAACGTCGCCTTGCCATATTGCCACTTCAAGGGCATTACCAACACCCTCAACTTCAGCATTGATGAACTCTTGTTCAAATGGAAGGGTTTTAGCGCCGGCAGCCACTTTAACATCATAGCCAGCCCAGTAGTTCAATAGGGTCTTGTCACAGAATGCCTTGTTGATCTTAATAGCTCCAGTAACAATCTCCCTTTGAGAAAGGGCAGATGTTCCAGCCTCATTCCAACCACAAGCAGCTCCATTGCCGAAAGTAGTTGTATTGGTTAATAGGTTAATAGCAGCCTTGCCTTTAACCCCAGTTTGCATAGTTAGAACGTCCAAGCTTCTTGGAGCCATAACAGTTTTCCCAATAAGAGGGATTCTGGTTTCGTCTACGTATGCAGTTAATGATGTAGCACTTATTGCCATAGTTTTTTAGGTTTATTTTTATTGTTTAAAAAAGTTCTTTGCTTTAGATTCTTCAACTTGAGGAACCTTTTTTGTAACTACAGGAGCAGGCTCTTGGAACCCATCGCCTTTCTTCTTAGTGGCTGGAGTGGCCACTGGTGTCTCACCTAGTTTCTCAACTACAGAGAATAGTTGTGATACAAGGGCTTTTAGTTCATCAACTTTTGTCTCAAGTTCTTTGACTTTTGGGTTGTCCTCAACAACACTAGAGGCCTCTACTGTGGGCTCTTGGGCTTGTTCTGGAACTACAATGGCCTTTACAATGCCATCAACAACCTCAACTTCACCCACCATGTCAATCATGTACTTTCCATTAGGTGCTGGTTGCTTATCCCCATTTTCGTCAAAGATGTAGACAAGAGTACCCTCAACTAGGTCGCCATCCCATACAAGGACGGTACCATCTGAGGCTTGGGCTTCAGAAAAGTTGAATAGCACTTTCCCTAGGGCCTTTTTAATCTTGATAAGTTCTTCCTTCATCTTTGGTTTTTATTTAAGTAGTTTGTTTAACATTCTATATATCTCCTGCATTTCAGTCACTAAAGGGTCATTCACCTCAGGACCATAAGAGAGCATGGCCTCAATTGAAAATCCCTTAAAATCTCCTTTCTTGACACCTTCCCATACCTCATCATTCTCAACATAGAATCTACCTATCCAACTTCCATCAGGTACATTAAAAGGGCTCCCAATGCCTTGGGCTTTATCTGTGATGAAACTCTCCACCATCCAAACACCATCAGTGCCTGTTAAGTGTTGTAAAGTTACCTTATCCACCACTTTATCCTTGAAGAACTTCCTCACCATGGCCCTTATGTCCTCCTTAAGGAATATGATGTAGTGCTCTCCATATGGAGGGTTGTTCCTATAGATTGGGACATCTGCTAGCATGATAACACCTAACACTTCCCTCTTCTCTTCATCAGTAGCAAACTTAAGCTTTGCATCCTTGAACATGAGCCATTCCTCTTGAGTTGCTGGACTATCCACAAAGGAAACAGCCATAACGCCATTGTCTCCTTTTTCATCCACCATAAGTCTGTATGTCTTCAACTGTTCCATATATTTATATATGATTTTTTTGTATTTATCGGTACATTTCTAGTAGGATGCCTCATCCTTAATTCCACTAATCCTATTCTGGGTGTTTGTTATATCACTCTCAACAACATAAGCCCTTACAGGTTGGGATTGTAGGTCCACTTCTGCAGGTGTCTGGACATTCCTTACAGCCTCAATCCTATTGAGAATTGCTGGAGGCTGTGGGGTTGCTGGGGCTTGAATTCCTTGGCCTCCTGCTCCTTGGCTCTTTGGAACCTTCACCTTGATAATCTCCTTAACATTCTTTAGACCCACTGCTATGGCTGTTCCAGCTGCTACAGGTGCTAGTGTAGGACCAACAATAGGAATACCAACAACACTCTTATACGCATCAACAGCACTCTGGTATGTAGATATAGTGGCTCCTGCAATGGCAAGGGCCTTACCTGCAGCTGTCTCCTTCCCAATAAGGTCTGCAGCAGCTGAGAAGGCATCAGAGACAATGTATGCAGCAGCAGCCTTGGCCTGGGCCTCAAGCTCAGCAATCCTCTTCCTTGCCTCAGCAGCATTTGCTTCTAGCTCAATACGTTGGGCCTCAGTTAGGTTGGTGTTGGCCAAGAGCTCCTCATTGTACCTCACTTCATTGTCCAATAGGGCCATCTGGTACTCACCTTGGCTTATTAGGCTATTCCCATATGCAAGCCTGTCAAGGTTATCAAAGGCATTGTACTTCTGGTTGAGTATCTCTAGCTCTTGTTCAATGAATACCCTTTGGTTATTAGCAAGCGCCTCTTGCTTACTTGCCTCAAACTCTAATATACGCTGGAACTGCTCTTGAGAGTACTGTTGCATTGCCAGGATATTCTGGCGTATAAGTTCAGCCTCTTTTTTACTCGCCTCTTCCTTATCCTTAAGGAGTTGTTCATTATGCTTCTTCTCTTCTTCCCTTATTTTTTTATTAGCATTAACCCTTGCTTCTTCCTCTTTCTTCTTGGCATCCTCTGTACTCTTAAGGATTTGTGCATCTATGATGTTCTTGTCCTCTTGGAGCTTCCTGTACTTCTTGGCCTCTTCATCAAAGATCTTTTCCAACTCAGGGAGAGCTTCTCTTGCCTTTTTTAAACTACCATACTTGCCCCTTACCTCCCTCATCTCCTTGACAGTCTTGTCCCATTTACTGATGAGGTCCATCTCCCTTCGTAGGTCAAGTAGTCTTTGTTGAGATGCCTCAAGTTCATAGTCGTTGATCTCCTTTTCACTCTTGCCAGAAGCTTTCATGAGCCTTACTTGGTAGTCTGTATTGGTGTTGATGTCATTTAGGAGTTGGAGTCTTTGTTCATAAATCCTATTGGTACGCTCCTCCTCTTCATTGTTGGCATTCATCACATTTGTTAGGGCAACAATACCAGTTGTCAGGGCAGCCACAGCTGTTACAAGAAGGAATACAGGGTTCATAGACATAACATAGTTCCATGCCTTTTGGGCCGCTGTGAGCACTTTGGTACCCACTTCAGTCTGCTTAAGGATAGTACCAAGGTTTGTTAGGGCCTTTCCCATCCCCTCTAGGCCTTGGAGGCCTTGGACAATGGCCATTGTGGCCTGAAGCTTAACGAAAGTTTCTTTGAGCTTATCATTCTCAACACCCATTAAAGCAGATATGCCTTGAACAGCAGCAAACCCACCAGCCACTCCTGTAAGGACTGATGTGGTGTTCTGTAGCACAACACCAAGGTCAGCAGCTGAGGCCCTAACTTGCTCATTGATCTCCCTCATGGCATGTTGGGCGTTGGCAGCCTTCTGGAGGGCATCTGCATACTCCTTGGTGCCCTCTCCTGCCTTGAGCATATCATCCTTGGCCCTCTTGAGTTCTTCCCTTAGGGTTTTTATGGATTGTACAGGTTGGCTTGTGTCAACCTCCAGTACTAAAAGTTCTTCTTCATTCATTATGGTAGCTTGTTTATTTTATTCAATAATAGTTCCTAGTTGTTCAACATAAATCATCTTCACCCCTGCAGAGCTGTCCACCCTTACTTGGGCAAACCTACTAAACTCATCTAGGTTGCCACTGCACCTCATGGTGAAGCTTCCTGGCCCTGTTGTCCAACCTGTAGAACTATTTCCTCCATTGAATGTTATCCATGTGGTAGCAGCAAGCTGCCTTGAGGCCTTCCATGCATTATAGGAGTTTGTGCTTACATTAATGGTGTATGTTGTCGCCTCAGCAGGGTACAGTATGTTATAGGTACCCTCAGGGAAGAACATGTCACTGTACAAGCTCACATCATATGTTAATGGTAGTTCGCTTGCATACTGTGTTATGGTGGCACTGTCCACTAGGGCGCTTGTGTCCACATTCCTTAGGTAGACAAGACCAGCCCTTGAGTTGAATGCTGTGTTCACCCCTATGGATAGGTCTACTTGTCCATTTCCAACTCCATTACTTGGGTTGTAAGTTATCCAAGAGTAGGTGTCTTGAAGCTCCCATCTTGTCCAGGGGTCTGCACTTACATCAAGCTGTGCTGTGTTGCCACTAGGTTCTCCTGTGTACTTAAAGAATAGGCTTGCGGGGTTCATTGAAGCACTATAAGTAGAAGGCTCCTTGGGGTTTACAGTGTTCTCAAATGGGATGTACTGACCATCAATGTAGTTGTTAAGGTTGTTTATGGTGACAAGCTCCACTTGGGTTGGCTCTGAAAGTCCTGGTTTGTAGTCTATAATCTTATTGACAATCCAGTAAGCATCCTTGAACCATACAATGTTACTCCATTTCCAGTTGGCCACTTCAGCAGCAGTTAGGTAGAAGAAGCCCTTGAACACCTTGGTGTTGACATTGTAACGGTCTTGTAGGTAGTTGGCCCAGAACCTATTGTATATTGTAGAGCTTGGGTCATACACATTGCCAAAGTACTGTTCTTGAGGAACCCCAAAGTCAAGGCTATAGGTCATGTTCCCAGGACCTGGGTAGTAAGGGGAGGTTTGTAAGGCAATCCTTCCATCACTCACATTAGGCCCAAAGTATGATGGGTTCTTCACTTGTATAAGGCTAAAGTAGCCCTCAGAAGAGCTGAATGGCCTATAGAAGCTATAGTTGTATGACTGGTTGTCCACTGATGTGTCATCACTCCATGCCCAGTAGTAGTTGGGTGGTAGTGTAGGCAGTGTTGATATGTTGTTCACATACCCATTACTGAACACAAGGCTTGGCTTATCTGCAGGAGAGCTCTTGGCGAACTCACCTTTGTAAAGTTGGGGAAGTTTTAGGGCTTGTCCCTTGTACCCAAAGATGTCGGTTGTCATGTCA